TCCACCTTCCTTAACTTCACTAGGAGCTTTCATGTCTAAGCCACGCCAATTAGCAGTTGCTTTCAAGAACAAAGTGTTAATTTTGTCCGTAAAGGACAACTCTGATGGGTCTCTGACTTTGCATGGGGTTGACGCGATAGTTGCGAACAAAGGCGATTTGAGTGATCTTCTCTCAAAACTCGACTTTGAACGTTCACTAAAGTGTTTTAACGTGTCCTTCCAAGGACTCGTTGCTCCTGATGTCGTTGAGGTCGATTACCCTGAAGTTCTTTAGAGTTTCAACGATTATTTGTTGCTACTCTTAGCCTCCCTCAATTTGGAGGCCCTGCGGTCCCATCACTCGTGAGAGTGTTGGGGTGCGTAGGAAAACAAACGGTTTCTTGCGTAAAGCGAGGACTGTAATCTTCAAACAACCTGGAGCCATTGATGGATCGTACCCGAAGTATCGGAAGTCTCACAACTCAACCAACGTTTTGGCAATTTGGCTATCCACTGTCGTGTGCAAATAGGGTAACCTATTACGCAACGCCAGTGTCGCCAGTTGCCAATGTTTATGTTGGCGAGCGTCGAACAACCGTAGATCGGATTACGCCTGAGTATTGGAAGAGGGTAAAGAGGGGTGAGATCATTCTCAATCCATTTTACTCGAGTCATGACACTCGTAAAACGAGTGGCACGTCCTCATACTTCATTACCTCAGTTGGCCTGGCCTGCGGTGCGCCGAATATTAATTCTCGGTACACCCCGGAGGGCGCTCAGTTCATCAATGCTTATGCTAGTATCGTCGCCGTACCTTACTATGTTTCTGTAGTAGGTGACGGTGATATTACTTCGCTCCAAGACGAGGTCTGGACAGAATGTCTTAGTAAAATCCAAGCCGGCTCGACCAATCTTGTTGAAAGTTTGGCCGAGCTTGACAAGGCTTTTACCATGACTCGTGAACCTTTAGTAAACGTTCGATCGTTTATCCGTAAGTTTCGACGTACGGGTAAGCGAAAGAAAGGTTATGAAAAGGTCAACGCAAATTCAGATGCATTTATTGCTTTCCTCTCGTCCGAATGGCTTCGTTTTCGCTACGGCATCTCGCCGTTGCTTAACGATACCAAGGCTGTTATGAAGACCCTCAAGAAGGACTATAATGGTGTTAAGCCCGTCCTTGTACGTACCCGCGCGAGCGGGAACATTACGAGGTCAAGCACTAGCACTAATTACCTTCTAACCGGCCCTTCACGAATAGACTATGGGATTGCCCGTTCGCAACAGATTTCTTGTCGCGCCGTGCACTTCGATAGGTATAAGCCAAGCCACTTCAACGATCTGGGGATAACTTTCCAGAACGTGATTGGTTTGCCTTGGGAATTGACCCATTATTCGTTTGTGGTCGATTGGTTTGCGAACGTAGGTGAGTTAATCTACGCGAACATTCCGAGGGTGGGTGTCGATTCGTATGGTGGTACGTTGAATACGCGCAATTTGGAAACTGCTTTCTTTTATCCAACTGCGCATACCAACACGCAACCAGCGAATTGGACCCTTACCGGGGGTGTTTCTGACTCTTATCTCATGACGAGAGAACAGAATACCCGCGTCCTTCGAGGCGACAATGACACGAGGTTGGTGATCAAAAGCGATTTTCGCTTCGATCGTTTCAACCGCGCGGCTGATGCTATGGCCCTTTTGTCTCAGGCCTTGCATTCTATTGGGTTTTAAAAGGTCCCAGTAGGCGTCTCCTCATAATCTGAATTACTCTTTTTAGGGAATAATCCCGATGTCTTTAACACTCAATGCCACTGCTTACACCCTAGACTCGTACCCGGCAGCGAATGCTGCTTTGTACTACTCTTCGGCGCATACGTCTACCACGAAGGATGATTTTCGTGTTTCTCGTGTTGCGCCGAAGCCTACGTCGGTCTTCTCGGGTGTGACACGTCAGTCGTTCAAGCTCACAAGGACCCACACCTTGACTGGTGCTCTTACCCCTACGGGCGAGAGCATCACCGAGATGTCGTTTTCGGTCCCCGTGGGAACTTCTGCGGCGAACATTGACAGCATCTGCGCCGATCTCGGAGCGTTCTTTTCGAGCGCCACCGGGAAGACGATGGTGAAAAACTCCGTGATTTCGGGTTAAACCGATCTCATGAAGAATAACACCAACGCCTTGTTAGTGATCATCATTTTGTTGATCACTTGGATCGTCGTGGGACCGCACGCAATGTTCGGTTTCAACTTTAAAGGAGATCGTTATGAAATCCCAAAAGCTGGAGCAACTACGCCGTTGCAACAAGCTCCTCAAGAAAAAGTCGTTTAAAACTTATACGACCTTTTTGAGTGTTTTGTTGAGGTCCATCGAGCATCCAACAGCGACTGAACTCCTCGGGTTTTTGTTAACCGAGGACTACAATTCGCTAGTGAAGCTCGCTGATTCGATCTCGTCCACGAAGTATGGGACGGCAGGTGAACATCGCCTGTTGAATCAGTTGTCTGCAGTTATACGGAAATATCCATTTCCTTCGGGTGTTTTGGAATACACCCCGCGGGAGACGGCTATACGCACCTTTCGATCCGCGGAGCATCACTGCTCTAGGGTCAATAGGCGCTTCTCACTCTATGGTAGATTGAGAAATCCGCATGAACGAGAGCTTTCTCATTCTCGCTCATGGATCTACCACACTCTTGGGGACTTACGTCTGTCAGAAGTGTGGGATCTCTGCGACTTTGGGCCTGGCGCGTCCGTAGGTGTCCACGGGAATGCTACCAATTCTGCGCGTAAGTTACTCGCAAAAGAATGGTCCGTGAGCCCGAGCGCCTTCTACTACGCATACGCTGCAATCAGTAACGATATTCATATCACCGAACTCTTACTCAGAGAAGGTGACAGTCGTTATTTTTGCCATGACCTCTTCAAGTTATCCGAAAAGGTTAAGGGCAAGGCGCGCTTAGTAGACTACAATAAAATAACGTTTGTGCCCAAGACAGCTAAGACCGAAAGGACTATAGCTGTGGAGCCTTTGCTTAATGGGTATGTCCAGAAAGGTGTCGACTCTTTTATGCGGAAACGCCTAAAGAGGGTCGGCATTAATCTGGACGATCAGACTCGGAACCAAAAACTTGCCCGCGAGGGTAGTTTAGGAGAAGAGAGTGATCCATATGTGACAATTGATCTGAGCAGCGCTAGTGATAGCGTTTCTCTGGAGCTTTGTCGTTATATGCTCCCACCTGAGTGGTTTGAGTTTTTAAATTCACTCAGATCGAAACGGTTTGAACTTGATGGAACTCTAACAAGCTACAACAAGTTTGTTTCGATGGGCAACGGCTTCTGCTTTCCGCTTGAGACGCTGATATTTGCGTCACTTTGCGAAGCTGCTTACCGTGGATCTTCCCAAAAAGCGGATTACTCCGTATATGGGGATGATATCATTGTAAGATCTAGCGTCGCGGACCGTTTGCTCTCACTGCTGAGAGTATGCGGTTTTAAAGTTAATCGGGAGAAGACCTTTTTATCTGGTCCATTCCGAGAGTCTTGCGGTGCAGATTGGTTTGAAGGCGAGGATGTTAGGCCCCTGAGTCTTGATTATGAATTCGATTCACTCGAAAACATATTCAAATTCTGCAATCTTGCAAGGTCGAAAGGTGCATGGGAATGCATCTTCGATGAGAGTCTAGTGTTTCTGCAGACTCTTATCCCGAGAGGGTTGTATTTTACTCGTCCCTATAAAGGACAGGTTGATACAGCACTCGAGGTTCCCTTGGATGTCTTCCTATCTTCTCCCTTCTCCCGCTATAGTCGAAAGACTTTTAGTTGGAGTTGGTTGGAGATTATGAAGAGCTCCTTTCCAGATTTTCCTGTTAGGAGCTTCGCAGGCTACGATGTAGCACTCATGAGGGGGATATTAACCGGGAGTAAATCGCCCACCCCCTTCGCCGAACGTCGTAAGACGTGCACAAAGATCAGGAGAATATGCCCTTCCTCTGGCTGGTCTATCGAGCTCCCCGGTTCACACTGGGTAACTCGGTTGTCCAAGCAATGAAGGGCTTTTCCTGGTCACCTACTCCGGTTTAATGGGCGTAGGTCTAATAACGGGCGCAACGCCCGTGTTTTCGGAGTTTAGTTTTCTCCCTTTGTAAAGGAGTTTCCTAAACAACCAGAGGGGTGGGATACATTACCACCAATTGGGGATCTAGC